GGGGGGATCAGGTGGATGGTAATCCACGGCAACCTTTGCAGGTGCCCAATGGTGAAAACTACCGAACGGGGTTTCGATAGAAGAGTGACTAACTCTTTTTAGAAATCAGGGTAAGATCCCCTAAGATCCTTTTAGTCCCCGTACTCCAGTATCCGGTAAGGGACTGGAGAGGCTACGAGGAGCCTATAGAAGGAGAAAACGAAGGCCAGAGAGGCGTGGCTAGATACCTAGGTGCTAACGACATCCCATGAGAATAGGTCAGCAGGAAACTGCTATGGAAGGAGCGATTCTAGTGATCCCTCCTAACTCTTTCGAGTACACGATGAAGCCGAGGGACGAGAAGACTGATGTCTTCGAGATCTGAAGGGTCAAACGTGGAGGAAAGTATTAGGAGAAAGATTAGAAGGAGAAGCTCAACTAGAACAATCTTACGAACCGAAGATTATTGGTACAGACGGGGTTGGGACCTGAGTCGCGTAAAGCGTCCAGGTCGCGGCGGAAGCTGTCTTGAGTGGTGTTGTGAGTGTTGCACTAGCTGCTGTCGTGGAGACAGAGTAGACAACAACTCCAACAGTACCGTTGACGGTTTGCGCAACCTTAGTAACTGTACAATTAGTAGCGGTCCAAGAGGTTAATAAAGGGTCACCCGCCCCAACAACGTTGAGGGTGTAGTTAACTATATAACTCTCCAGAGAGGCTGTATTGTTAAAGTTGAGGATGGAACCAACCCCTACATTCTGGGTGATAGTCATATCACGAAAAGAAATGAGGGTAGGTTGGGCAAAGTATCCGAAGGTAGGACTGGTTGAGCCGAAAGCATTAATATAAGGGGTAGTTGGTAAAGAGTTATCAATTTGCTTCTTATAAAATGTAAGGTCGTAAGAGATCCAAAGCTCTCCTAAAGTGACATTGGCAACGGAACATCCCTGAGTCGCTATACCAAATTTCCCGAGGGAAGTGGAAGTGACGGGGGCCCCGTTTGTTGTTGAAGTATAGAGGATTGCGGTCGGTCTCTCACGAGGGTCGCACTCAAGACCATGGATTAGGCTGTTAGATGGCTTTGTCGAGCAGGAGTAATCCGCGTTCTCCATAGACTATTTATCAGTGTAAGGAGGATCGAAGGGGTCATACTCAGTCGCCATAATAACAGCCCCCAGAGCCTGGGAGGTTCCATTGAACTCGGAAGAGGTGGAGATGAATTCAAAGACGATTCCATGGGGTTCCCACTGGTCATAAAGATATGACAGATTGGAAAGCCAGGGGAAGGTCTTTGGATCAGTCGGATTAATATTAAAATTCGTCAAGCTAAAGCTTGAGGAACCATTAAATAGAGAACCCGACCGGACATCACCAAGGAACTCACGTTCCTGAATCCGAGTCCCTCGAAGGGATGAAGAGAATTTTGCACCAGTCGTGGTAGCAGAGCTCATAAGGGAATTGGATTTTACTGTGTAATCTCCATGACCGAAGTATTTAGCAAGTGTAGAACCTGCCATTTCTCCTAGGTCACCCATACCAGCAAAGTTACCAAGGGATCGACCGATCTTAGAGGCAACGTTCTTGACATTAAGTTTTCCATCACCAACGAGCTTACGCTCAAGGTGATCGATCTTAGCTTCAAGACGTTTCTGAGGATCAGAGATCGCTTTGACGGTTTCGGTATAGTCACCCTTACCACGAAGGGTAGGGCGGCGCATATTTCGTAATGCGACTTGTTTTCTTTGATTTTTGGTCATGCTTGTGTATTGGATCCAGCCAAGCTACTGGACTGTACATGAACAGCACCTCAAGAGAGGGGAGCCGTGCAGTCTCTCGGCATTTTGGTTAGCAAGGAACTATTAAGGATTAACCACCTTTTTGGTCCTAAAGCTGTTCACCCAATTTGTGGATTTGAGGGTTCCACACGGACCCATGAACAAGGAAATCTCAATACCCTAAGTTTAGATTCTGGATTCTTCTTTCGGAAGCAGCAAGACGACGTGCGTTTTTCAAGGCACTCCGTGTAGAGACACGGGTCGAACTGGTTTCCGATTTGGAATCAGTTTCCACAGGATCCACTTGGGAGTGGGTTGGGGAAAGAACAGAAGCTAGGGAAGTAGGGGGGGTAGGGAACTCGAGTGTTTCCCACTCCTCGACAGGAGGGAGAGGTTGTTCATTAGAGATTGTAGGCGCATCAGTTTCGTTAATGGTGAGAGGAGAGGGAATGTCATCGCCGGATGTCCTAGCCAGGTGGAGTTCCTCAAATTCCTTATCAACTATTACTAGTCGATAAGGAAAGGAGGTCATCTCAGAAACGGGCAGGACGGGCATACGGTGATGGTTAGCCTCACGTAATAGCTTCCCGAGGACAGAATTTGGTAAGCGACACATAGGTGTCAAAACCCCTCCCCCTAAGGCGTAAGCCGAGGAGAGAGGAGTTCGCAGGACCAAAGAGTCGTCAGTGAAGGGAGTCTCCCAGGGAAATAGAGGACCAGAAGGGTCAACTAACCTGGTGACAACGAAACGGGGTCTCCGACCAAGACTTTCTATAGCCTTGGTACTAGGGGAAAGGTACGCGAAATTCCTGAGGGGCTGATCGGACGATTGCCCTAGGAACTCTTTTCTCGCAAACTGAAGAAGTTTGGAGGCAAGAGCGCGCTGATGCTGGCTGAACCGAGGCTCTACACCGGGAGGTACAGGGAAACCAAGACCCCCTAGTGCAGGATGAGCATAAATATTCAACGTTACCGAACCAAACTTGGTTTGTCTTCGAATCTCTTTACTATGGTAATTAAGGAAGTAATTTGTAGCCTTCTCAGGGTACATGGCACCCATTACGGCTCCAGAGAACCACCCGGAGAGGGGGATGGAATCATCACGGGTTCCAGATGCGGTCTTTGAAAGACCAATTAGGAGACCGATATTGATGAAACCATGAACCACAACCTTATCAATCGCCTCTCTTGTTAGAGGCTCGAAGGTACCTAAAGGTAGATCTTCTAGGTCGGCCCAGGAGTAGTCGGAGAGACTACTCAGGGGTAGACTAGGAGGAAGTACTTGGTGACCTGAATGATATTCCAAGGGGAGGGAGTTAATGGTAAAGAAGTTCGGATGGATAAAGTTTTTACCCACCGAAAGCTCAAAACCAACAGACGCACCCGCAACTTTCCAGCGATTATACATAGTAGAATTTGCACGGAAAAGGATATCATCCCCATTGATAAGAACCGGGAACTTCTTGATAGAAAGTTTGCCGGTGAGGACTTTAATCCTCATAGGTTCTTCAAGGGACTTGAAATAGGTATAGAGATTTATTACACAAAGAATAGTAAAGGATAGGACAGAGCCCATCAACTGTCCCTCCTGTTGTAAAACAGGATCAACACCAGAACTAGCAGGGTAGACCAGAAGCAGTTCGTGAATAACCTCGCGGAAGTGTTTAACTAACGGGAGATCCTCACTACTTAGCTTACGGATAATTTCATTAAGAACAAGCTTGGTAGCTTGGATTTTGATTTTATCGGTCGCAGCACTGTAGTCTCCTGAGACGAAGTCCCATTCGGAGTCCTTACCGAAGAGCTCGCGATGTCTTGCTAAGAGATCGTGGAGGAGTTCGGTATGAAAAGTCTGGTGTATAAGGGAGAATTGTGGGAAAATGGACAAGTAATTCCAAAGTGCCTTTTGAAGGGGCTTGGAAAGGAAGGTACTAAGAGCGGGCATGGCAGTAATTACACGAACCTTGAGAGGTTCGGTAATACCACGCACAGCAGCAAAAGGATACTTCTGACGGTGCTCGGGGGGAATTTTGGCGAGGACTTTCTCAGGGAGGCTCTCATAAGCACGCTCTCTATTTATAGGGAGATCGACTATACGAGACCAATCAACAAGAGAAGGCGGAAGGAATCCCCTCTCCTCAACAACACCTTTTGTAGTCTCTACCATGCGGACGAGACTGTTATCAAGAGGTGTTCCGAGAAGAGAGGATAATTCCGAACGAATGTCCTCACGAGCGCCACCAAACTTACGTCCATTCATGTTTGATGCGTTAACTGAAGCTTCCTGACGAGTTAGGGAACGGAGTAGCCCCTTTGGTTGGAAGTTTCGAAAGAAGAGGCGAACAAAGAGCCCCAATTCAGTAAAATCACCCTCAGACTGAGGTATTGACAGCTGGATAGAGTGCTTCTTGTAGGCGGAGTTGACGAAACTTTCAGGGACCGGATGAAAACCCTTCTTGGATTGTGCGAGTGTGAAACAAGCACGAAAGAGTTGTCCAGCATCCGGAGTCGTAGGAAGGGGATGGCACAGGCGTCGCCAAAGAGCCCGTAATTGTCCTCCAAAGAGTGGTTCACCCTCCTTATGGCCATACTTGGTCCAAGAGGAGGGGATCTTCGGAGGTTCATTTCCTAAACAGGAGGCAAGGGGATAATCTTTCCAATACTTAACGTTTGGAACGAAGTCATCAAGCTCCCATCGAGACATCTGGTCTAATGCACGATAAAGATCACTAGCGGGTAGTGAACCCACAAAATCTCTATCGAGGCAAATAGAACCAGATATATCGATAAGAGCAAGAAGAACTGCCCTAATCCCAAAAAGGATCTGAATAAACATCTCAGGAACGGAAAAGGGGGTTCCCGGGAGTTTTGGAATGTCAGTGAAGTCAACTAGAGTTGCCTCTAGGATGGTATCACCTAGTTCCATAACTCGCTGGGGAAGGTCCCTAACCGGTTTAGGGTTAAGGTAATCCCTCTTCAAGAGATATTCTACGACTTCATCAGGAATCTTGGAAGAATCCTCGTAGGTAACCAAGACCTCCGCCACCCCAGGGGAGGTCTCGCCGGAAACCGGCACAGCCAAAGGAGGCTGCCCTGTCGAAGTGGACAGGTCCTGGGGTTTAAGCCCCCCAGAGGGCTGGAGACCCAGAGGGTCAACTGGTCCCCCAAGATGGTTATCCTGGGGAACCAGTAGCGTGATCGGCGATCCAAGGATCGCAGAAACCCGATCAAGCTCCAAACGATAAGCTTGCTTCTGTGCATTATAGGTGGTTAACATCCGTTTAAAGTCTTTCGACGATAAACGGCGGGAACCGGTTATGATGGGGGGGGGAAGAGAAGCATCATCGTAGATGATGCTTTGTAGAGAGACGGTGAGTGAACTCACTGGGGGGAGGTGCTGGATTAATTCAGACTCGAGAGAGTCTTCGGATCCAAGAAAACACACCCACTCAGTGGTTACTCCACTCTCACCGCGCGGAGGCGGTGGAGAGAACCGTTCATTGCGCACATGGATTGTGCGAGCAATGAGACCATCAATGACGTCCTTGATCATATAGATTATGGATGTTCCTTTCTGCATTGAAGCGAGTACCGATGACTTGTTTCTGTGTG